GATAATGTAAATGATAATGATATTTCTTTTTTAGAAAAAAAGAAACAAAAAAGCGACGTCGCGGTTTCTGATTTGGAAAACGAAAATTCAGAATCTCCCATAGAGACCATTCAAACTCCAAAAGAACAAAGCGGCGGCGGGCGAAAGCGGTTCACCATACCAACTCCTGAAGAAGTGCAGGCTTATTGCGAGGATCGCAAGAATGGAATTTCAGGGCAACAATTCTGCGACTTCTACAGCTCCAAAGGTTGGAAGATTGGAAAAGAGCAGATGAAAGATTGGAAGGCAGCAGTACGTACATGGGAGATGCGAAGAAAAGACCAATCACCCTCTATAACGCAACCACAGCCCCAAATTTCAACGCCAAAACGTATTCGCTTTGACGAATACGGGAATGAGATAAGTTATTAAAAAAACAGACTTAAAAATGCAAAACAAAAAAACACCAAACGACCCTGAGTTAGAAGAAGTCGTACTTGGAGGTATGTTAATAACACAGCAAGGAGTGTCAGAGTTTGTAGAGGTTGTTAAAGGGACAAATATTTTTTACAATTCAAAAAATGCTGTGATATACGATGCTATCCTCTCCTTGTACAAATCCTCACAAGCTGTGGATTTAATGACAGTTAGTGATGCATTAAAGAAAATGGGTAAACTTAAAGAAGTAGGAGGGAGTGCTTATCTTATTGCTCTTACGGAAAGAGTATCATCATCAGCAAATATGCAATATCACGCATTGATTCTTATGCAGTTGTATGTGAAGAGAAAGAGTATTGATGTAGGTTGTCAGCTTATAGAGCAATCCTATGAAGATGATACTGATATTTTTGAGTTATTGGATTATTCCTACAAAGAGCTTGATAAAGTGTCTGATTGGTTGTCTATCAAACAACCCAAGGATATAGGAGATTACTTAACAGAAGTCCTTAAACCCAAATCTGAGCGTGCAGGCGTTCCTACTGCTGTACGAGACATAAACCTAAAACTCAATGGCTACCAACCGAGTGATCTTGTCATTATAGCAGGGCGCCCTGCCATGGGAAAGACAGCATACGCTCTTAGTGATGCTCTGCATCAAGCACGATTAGGCTACCCTGTAGGGATATTCTCCCTTGAAATGAGTGCAAGACAACTAACGGCAAGGCTCTTTGCCAATTACTCAGGGATAGATAGCAACAAGTTGGCTTTTGGCTCGCTTACACAAAGTGAGATGGATGTTGCAGTAAGCCTCCGTCCTTCTTTCAATAAACTGCCCTTGTACATTGATGATGAACCCTTTCTTACACTACTATCTCTAAAAATCAAAGCAAAGAAGTGGGTAAGGGAAAGAAAAGTAAAAATCATTTACATTGACTACCTACAACTCATTAGTAATAACCAAAAGGGCCGCACACGAGACCAAGAAATTAGTGAAATATCCCGTACCCTCAAGGGGTTGGCTAAAGAGTTAGACATACCAATCATTGCCTTATCCCAGCTATCCCGCGGGGTTGAAACACGAGCAGATAAGCGCCCCATGCTTTCAGACCTCAGAGAATCAGGAGCCATAGAGCAGGATGCTGACAATGTACTATTCCTCTATCGTCCTGAATACTATGGCATACCACAATGGGAGGACGGATCACCTACCACTAATGAAGTGGAAGTTATCATTTCTAAATTTAGAAACGGCACAACAGGAGGAATAATTACGGGATGTCAGCTACAGTACATGCGATTTTTTGAAAGAGGAGGAAACGTAAGCATGAATATTCATCAAGAAAATAATTTACCAAAAATTGACCCTAAAAATAGCACACCTTTTTAAAATGAAAAGTACAAAATTTATAACAGAACTAAGAGCACGAGGGCTACAAATCACAGAAAAAGAAGCCAAATACCTCATGGAGATTGCCGTTGCTGATTATCGTGAAAATCAGGTAAAACCAATCCTTAAGCGGGAGTACATGGCGCATTATATGATTATGGCATTATCCTATTGCAAAGCTACCAGTGAATTACTTCACATGATTGATGAAAGCTATCCAAGGTTTAGACTTAAACAGGTATTTATGGAATGCAAGAAGAAAAACAACGAAGTAGTAGAAGAGTTTGAAAAGGTCAATAAGATAGACCCGCAGCTACTCAATGCTTTCAGTGCATACGCAAACGATATAACTGAGATAATGTATTTACACATGGACGATATTAATAAAGAGAAAAAAGAACAAAAAGCAAATGAAAAAACAAACTAACACCCCATTAAGAGCCTTTGAGGTAGCCGTAGATAGGCTACTCATAGAATTTTGTGAAAAACACGATTTAACCTATGAATTTTCCGTAGGTAATGATAGTGTAGATATGTTCCTAATATCTGACTACTTCTTCAGTCTCTCGGATATATACTTTGACCTAAAAAGTAACCAACCCCAGGGTAAAATCATAGAGTGGTACGATTACCTCCTTGATAATGAAGTGAATATTAACTACTATTCCTATTGCATGGGATTAAGAAAGGAGCAACTAAATAAAAAACATGAAAATCATTGACCTATTCAGCGGGATTGGAGGTTTTTCGCTCGGCTTTCAGCGGGCAGGCTACCAATTTACAGAGCACTATTTTAGTGAGATAGACAAACACGCAATCGCAAACTATAAATACAATTTTCCACATGCAAAACACATCGGAGACATTACCACTCTTCACGGAGGAGACTTTAGAGACATTGACATTATCACTTTCGGTTCGCCTTGCGTCGATTTCTCACTTGCTGGAAAACGTGCAGGGCTCGCAGGAGCCAAAAGTAGCCTTATCGCGCACGCAATTGCCCTCGTTGCTCACATCCGACCAGGTATTTTTATCTGGGAAAATGTTAAGGGAGCATTCTCCTCAAATGCTGGCGCAGACTTTTGGGCGATTATCCAAGCGTTTGCCAACATTGGGGGTTATAGACTTGAATTTCAACTGCTTAATACAAAGTGGGTATTACCCCAAAATAGAGAGCGGATATACCTTATCGGACATCTTGCAGGACGAAGTCAGCCAGGAGTATTTCCTATCACAGAAGATGATTGCGCACCTCGAAAAGAAAAAACATACCAATTTCAAGCCAAACTTAGTGGAACACTCAAAGCCAACGGCAATATGAACGCCGATGATACCTATATCATTCCTAAAACCGCAAGCACTCTTACAGGAGGTGGACATTCAGGAGGCTTACATTCCGATATGACAATAATACGACAACTCCCACGAGGCAAAAACAAAGGTGCAGACCTCAAAATCTGCCCTACTATATCGAGCAATGCCTTTCAAGAAAACAATCTACTGGAAGGAGTCAGAAGACTTACGGAAATTGAGTGTGAACGACTGCAAGGTTTTCCTGACAATTGGACACAATATGGTGACTATAATGGTACAATCAAGTCCATAGCTCGTACCCAACGCTACAAACTCATTGGCAATGCCGTAACTGTGGATATAGTAGAATTAATAGCAAAACGATTAAAATTTTTAGAACAATGAAAACAATCCAAGAACTCGTCCCACTTATCCAAGAGTGGGCAAAAGAAAGAAAAATCTATGAAGAGCTAACGCCTTTTGATGAACTCCTAAAAACGCATGAAGAAGTTGGCGAGCTTATCAAAGCCTGTTATGACAATGACAAGCCAGCTATCCAAGATGCGATAGGTGATGTACTGGTTACCCTGATTAACTACTGCTATAAGAAAAAAATAGATGTATTAGAGCAAATCAATGATGTTTTGAATTTTGAAAGAAAGCGAGCAGATAGCAAAGTAGTGTTAGCATTAAGCATTCAAGATAGTTTAACTCGTCTAATGAACGCTAATTTTAGATTGTTAGGGATAGGAGGAGAAACGCCCTCTTTGTATTTTTATGAAATCATTACAATGATTGGTTATTTAGATGATATAGCTTTCTTAGAGAACACCACCCTTGAGGAGTGTCTGAACATCGCTTACATCGAAATCAAGAACAGAACTGGAAAAATGATTAACGGTAAATTCGTGAGAAAGTAATATCTAAAAATTGAAATAATGACCATGTATTTTGTTACAAAAAAAGAAAGTGAAACCGGTAAAAAGTTTCAAAAGATAATGGACAAATTAGATATTTGTCATAAAGATCAAAAGACATTAGCCGATAAATATGGCTTTACCTCGTGGAGGCGTTCTTCTTGGGAAGCAGCAGGAGGAATCTCCTCGGTAACATTCCATAAATGTGCTACTGTAGATGCCAAATTATGGAAGTTAGTCAAAGGCAAGAACGAATATAAGCCCCGATTGAACACCAAAGAGGGAAAAGCGGTACAAGCTGACTTTAACCAAGCCACTGTTATTACCAAGGGAGAACTCAATGCCTGTATAGGTTGGGGGGAAGATTTTATTAACTGTATCGGACTTGATTGGAATAATGATGAATACTTTTGCTTTTTTATAGAAGAAGATTGGACAGATGTTCCCATTCCTTTGGATTGCACAGAGATAACAACTTCTAAATACAAAGAACTTTTTAAGCGATGAAAAATAACAACTACCCCAATTGGCTTGTCCCTTTGGATATAGCTCAAGAACTCAAAGCAATAGGCTTTGATGAGCCCTGCCATTTCCTCTTTCTATACTATCACGGCTGGGAAATGTTAAAGAAAAGAGGCGATGAATACGGATTTATCACCTCTAATAATTGCAGAGCATATGTGGTAGAAAACCACAATGGAATAGGAAAACTTTCTGTACCCACTTGGGAACAAGTCTTTGAGTGGTTCAGAAGTAAAGGTTACCATGGTGTTATAGCTGTAGGTGATGAAAGTGGAGAAGTAAATGAGTACTCCTATTGCATTGACTACCTCAATGAGTTGAGTAGTGACTTTGAGCAGGACAGCCATCTCACCTATGAGGAAGCCCGTGAAGCACTTGTAAAAGCACTTATACGAACCTATAAAAACGAACAACTATGAATAAAAAACTCATCGTCCCATCAAGAAAGAAAAGAGTAGGCAAGGCTGTGTTTTACGAGTAATTAACAAATGACAATACAAAATATAAGTGTGTTTTGCAAGTGTATTTTACGCCTGCAAACACACTTATTTTCAATTAGTTACATTAAAAAATTTGCTTGTAATTGAAATATATTTTGTATCTTTGCACTATGAATAATTAACAAATCATCATGCAGAAAGAGAGTATCCTTCAAACAGCTTGTGTCAGGTGGTTCAGATTGCAATATCCTGACCTCATTATATACGCTGTACCTAATGGAGGTAGTCGTAATGTAAGGGAGGCGCAACGATTGAAAGCAGAGGGAGTGCTGGCAGGGGTAGCTGATTTAGTTGTACTACTCCCACAAGGGAAGAGCTTGTATATTGAGATGAAAGTTAAAGGCAATCGGCAAACAGAAAATCAAAAAGCATTCCAAGATAAAGCAATCACACTGGGACACCCTTACACTGTATGCTATTCCTTTGAGGAGTTCAAGAATGCCGTAGAAAGCGCAATTGAGAAAATACAATAATTCAAAAAAATTATATACAATAATCATTGTTAAATTATATATCCAACTATGATAAGGATAAAACCAAGTAACAGAAACACAAACAAACATACTGAAAAAGGCATGCAACTGCTTGGTAGCTCTATTGAGGAGGTGGGAGTGATTGAGAGTATATCAGTAACCAAGCAAGGCACAATTATATCAGGACATGCCCGCAAGGAAAAGTTTGATGAAAAGGGATTAGTACCAAAGGAGATAACACTTGCAGAAAACGAATATCCTGTAATTGTGCGTAATGATATAGAAGATGACACAGATACATACTACAAGGCACAGATATTGGCAAACACCACAGCACACCAGAACTACAACCTTGACCTTGAGGAGGTGGAAGCAGTAGCGGAGGAATACGGTATCGAGTTGGAGGAACTGGGGATTGAGATAGAAGAGGACGAATGTACATATAATGAAACAGAAGTAAGCGTATCTAAAGATAAGGAATTAGACGTGCATCGAGAATTAAGTAAAGATTTTTTAGTACCTCCTTTTTCTGTTTTAGACACAAGACAAGGTTATTGGGTAGAGCGAAAAAGATATTGGAAAGATATAATTGGTGACTATGGGACAGCAAGAGAAAACAATGGTAAAGGGGGGGCAAACGCTAAATCTTTTAACCAAGAGAGGTATGGTAAGAGTTTCATAGAAAATGGAGTGTCTTTGTTAGATGGGTGTTTGGCTGAAATAGTTGTCAAATGGTTTGGCTTTCCTAAATGTAAAACATTTGATTGTTTTGCGGGAGATACTGTATTCGGTTTTGTCTCCTCTTATTTAGGAAATCAATTTATAGGAATAGAACTAAGAGAGGAACAAGCGAATTTTAACAACGAAAGGACAAAAGGGATGACCGCAAAATACATCTGTGATGACGGAAGAAATATACTTAATCATATAGAAGAAAAATCACAAGATTTATTATTTAGCTGCCCTCCTTATTTTAATTTAGAAGTATATTCTGACTTAGAAAACGATGCAAGTAATCAAAAAGAATATTCTGATTTCATAGCAATACTTAATACAGCTTTCTCAAACGCAATCAAATGTTTAAAAGATGATAGGTTTGCTTGTATAACAGTTGGTGATGTTCGTGATAAAAGAGGATATTATTATGATTTTATAGGAGACATAAAAAAGATATTTATTAGAAATGGAATGAACTTGTATAATGAATTAATATTAGTTCAACCTATTGGGAGTGCAGTCCTTCGGGCGAGAAATAATATGAAAAATAGAAAAGTTGTAAAGACACATGAAAACGTATTGGTGTTTTACAAAGGCAACCCTAATAACATTCAGAAGAATTTTCCAATAATAGAAGTAAGAGAAGATTATGAAAGCGACGATGTATAACATTTCCTTTTGGAAAGAATTGAACAACAAAAGCAACCAAGAACTAATGGATGAGTACAAAGAGAAATTGTCCAATTGTGGTTTTGGTATTTGTGGAGAAATAGAAAAAGCATTTACTCCACAAGGATATACAATGTTGATCCTCTTATCAGAGTCTCATTTTGCGATACACACATTCCCTGAAGAAAACACTTATTACATCGAACTTTCAAGTTGTGTAAAAGATCCCTTTTTGAACTTTATAAAAGTATTATAGTATGAATAACACCCCACGACATAGACAACAATGGATATTAGAGGAACTCAAAAAGTCTCCTCTATTGTCGTATGGGGATACTTGTCAGTTGTATGTCAGTAAGTGGCATAAGTCAGAAAGAACGTTTGCAAGGGACTGGGAAGGCGCTCAAAAACAACTACAAGAGTGGCAAAAATCAATTAATGAGGAGGTAGCAAAGCAAGTGATAAGCACAGAGGTAGAGGAACGAAAAAAGGGTGTAATGCAAAAGATAGACGTCCTCAAGTTCTTATCAGATGTGGTCAGGGGCAAGGGTAGAGAGATTGACGGAGAGAAGTTTTTCCCCTCCTACCGAGAGCGTATCTCAGCGGCTGCTCAATTGGCTAAAATGGAGGGATGGGAAGCTCCAATAAAGCAAGAGGTTAAAGGAGATTTTAGCATTACAGAGGTTAAGATTGTATGGGAGGGTGCACCTGATGAGTAGTATTAGTATCAATCCGAAAGGAAATAGAAAGCAATATGAGTGCTTGAGGGTGTGGAATAACTTACACACAGAGGAGATATTATATGGAGGGGCTAAGGGGGGAGGAAAATCCTTTATCGGGTGCTCTATCATATTGGCTGATGCTTTGATGTATGCAGGGACACATTATTTTATTGCTCGTAAGCAGTTGAATGATTTAAGGAAATTTACGATACCGAGCATTCATGAGGTACTTAACCTTTGGGATTTGCCACAAGGAGCATATAAATACAATGGGCAGGATAATTACTTTGAGTTGTATAATGGCTCAAAGGTTTTTCTTTTGGATTGTAAATATTTACCAAGCGACCCACAATATCAGCGCTTTGGTTCTATGCAGATGACGAGGGGGTGGATTGAGGAAGGAGGAGAGTTTGAGTTTGACAGCTACTCCAATTTAAAAATCTCTATTGGGCGTTGGAAGAACAAGGAGTACAATCTGAAAGGGAAACTACTTATCACAGCTAACCCCTCTAAGAATTTCCTATATAAGGAGTTTTACCAACCCTATAAAGCGGGTACATTGGAGCGGTGGAAAGCATTCATACAAGCATTGCCGTATGATAATAAGATGTTACCCAAGGCGTATATTGAGAACTTGGAGCGTACCTTGAGGGGTGCAGAGAAACAGCGATTATTACATGGACTATGGGAGTATGATGATGACCCGACGGCTCTTTGTGATTATGATAAGATACTGGCTATATTTGAGAATGACCAAATACATACAGATAAGGAAATGTACCTGACAGCGGATATTGCACGCTTTGGCTCTGACTTGTGTGTTATAGGTGTGTGGAGAGGCTGGGATCTGATAGAGATACACACATTGGATATATCAGCAATGACAGATGTACAAGGGCTTATACATACCCTTAGAGTGAAACACAGCATACCCAAAGGGAATTGTATCGCTGATGAGGATGGTGTGGGCGGTGGTGTGGTTGATAATACAGGTATCATTGGCTTTAAAAACAATGGCTCCCCGATTGAGGAGAATGGACAAGCTACCAACTATAAGAACCTGCAAACACAATGTTTATATAAGTTAGCAGAGCGTATCAATAACAATGGTATCTACATTAGCGCAGAGCTGTCAGAGAGGACAAAGGAGCGTATTGTTGAGGAGTTGGAGCAAATCAAAAGTGATAACAAGGATGGGCAACGGCTATCTGTGATTAACAAGGATACAGTGAAGCAGCACATAGGACGAAGCCCTGACTATAGGGACATGCTACTGATGAGAGAGTATTTCGACCTGAAACCCAAAAAAACATTCAAACCGATATTCAGATGACATTACTACAATATTTACTCATGCCAGCCGAAAGGCAAAGGGAAACTACCCTATTATTGGAGGTGGTTAAGCCTTTGCCTTTCTTTTATCGAGGATTTTGGAGATGGAAGAAAAAGCATGGAGTGGAGCGATTAACAGAACTAAAATGGGGGGAGGTGCGAGCGGTGATAGACTTATTAAGTAGAGGGGAACTTCCTCAAGTGGTAGAGGCTTTCAGGTTGGTATATAAGATTAAGCACCCAGCAAGAATGAACGTGTATCGCTTTTATGCCTGTATTAAGCATCTAACAAATGAAGTACAACGAGTGCTTGAGCAGGAGCAACGAGCACTACAAGGAGAGCCAGGCCCTTACGAAGCTCAACTACAGCAGGCAGGAGTGGAGCAGTTGCAGCCCTTCAAGGATTTGGCTATCATAGACACATTGGCACAAGGGGATATATTGAGGTATGAGCAGGTGGAGGCATTGCCTTATGAGGTGGTATTTTACACCCTCTATTATAGAACAGTAAGGCAGAATATAGATAACAGATTTCAACAAATAATGACAAAGAAATGATACGATTGATAATAGACGGCAAAGAAGCCGATTTGCTCAATGATGAGTTTACATGGAATATGCAATGTGCTAATTTCTTTTCTTTTGACACACGGCAATTCTCCTGCTCGGATGTGATGTACTTACCTATGAGTAGTACCAATAATGAAATATTCGAGTTGGCGGGTATGGTAGGGAGTGTAAGTGGCAGACCACAAAGGGCATTTGATGTGGAACTACTCATTGATGGCATTCCGATAGTAAGAAATGCTAAGGGTTATCTTATGGGAGTGCAGAATGATACCTATAAATTTGCTTTTCATGAAAGCACAAAGGATATATACCATTGGTTGAACCTTTATAAGCTGTCTGATGTGATTGGGGACAAGCTAAACCATAATAAGACAAAGGAGGAGATAGAGAGTAGAAGTTTAGAGTATGCAACAAATGCTATAAGAAATAAGCCACAAGAATTTAAAAGGGGTTTGTTATATGCTGTAGCAGAATACGGGGGAAACACATTTATAAATGAAAGGATTGTTGATAAAAGACCCGTCGGATATATATATAATTTCTACTATGCTCCTCCTGCGATACATGTACGCTGGATATTAGAGGAGGTGCAGCGGATGTCAGGGTATACATTTGAGGGGAGTTTTTTTGATACAGAGATGTTTAACACCCTTTTTATAACCACGTCTCAGGTGATTGAGGATAAGGCTCCCGCAGGTGCATTAGTAAGTCTTACACAAGCAGATAAAACAGAAGGGGCATATTCAAAAAAAATATCAGAAAGGCAAGGGGAATTGTATTTGACAATGAACTCATATAGCAGCCCAACGTATTTTAGAAAAAAGCAAGATAAAGACTATATCTATCAGATACCAGCGGATAAATCAGGTACATGGGATTTAGTGCTGTCAGGCAGGACACAAGGGAATGAAAGTAAAAGTATTATGTCTTATGTAGAGGTATATAAGAATGAAGATACTACTCCTATTTGCTCCACACAATCAGGAGTCGGAGGGTATGTAACACAGCATGAACATTCAGGTAGTGGTTGGAATTTCACTATAAGAATACCTGATTTTTTTCACTCTGATGATAAGATATATATAAAATTGTTAGCTGAGACAGATAATTACAATGGTGGGGATATAGCTACTTGGGATTTGAGTTTCAAAATAGAGCAGACCTCAAGGCAGTTTCTTAACCACTTAGTATCTGAACTCTCTATGTTAGACCTTTTCAAGGAATTACTGATAATGTTTGGTCTTACCCCTATGAAGTTAAGCATTGATGATGAAGTACAGCATTTTTACACGCTTGATGAAAGGCTGAATGATGCTCCTATATTGGATTGGTCAGAAAAGTTTGTAAGGGTTACCAATTTGGAGTTTCACGCTCCTACATCCTCTTATGCAAGGCGTAATCACTTCAAGTATAAGAAGTATGATGAGCAACAAGGCAATCAACTGAAAGCGGATGGAATAATGGTGGTAGATGATGACTTGCTGACTTTTAAAAAGGAAAGGGAGGGTAAGTTCTTTCCATCAGTAGATTACAACAAAAGCAGAAAGGCACAATTTAGAGACGATATTTTGAGCGATTTTTACTTTTGGGAAAAGGAGGTAAAAGAGAAAGAGGATGGAGGACAAAAGACAATAGAGACCACCTACAAGGCAAAGGACGGCCGCTTTCATATATTCAATGTAAAATTCAGCGATGAACTATTTTTTACTTATGAAGGAGTGATAAAAGGAGGCATATTTAATACAGATACATTTTATTTTCTCCCTTGCTGGGCACGTTTTGGAGATTTACAATGGAACAATCTCCTTGAGAACTATTACAGTGGCTTTAATGACATTCTTAATCACATGCGAGTATATACATGCGAGATGAATCTTAATGCCTTGGATATATACGAATTTAACTTTTTCAAACGCATTTACCTCAAACAATTAGCGGGGTATTTTTTACCAAACAAAATCACCTTTAAGACAAACACCCTTGCGGTGGTGGAATTAATTAAGATAGAACCAATAAAGTAAGCGTATGGCAACAACAATCGCACAATTAGACATAGATATAGATGAGGTTACTAAGAAGGCGGGAGAGACTCGCAAGCGACTCATGGAGATAGCTGAGGAGATGAAAAACCTCAAGAAGAATTTTGCAGAGGGAAATATTTCAGTGGAGGAATATACGCAACAACTATCACAGCTCACAGCTGTACAAAAGGAAACTCAAAAGGATTTGCGTACTTATGAGAGTATTATGCAGGCAAATGTAGCAGCTAATGACAAAGCTATGCAGGCAAATAATACACTTACTGGATCTATTCGTGAATTGTCTGCGGCCCTTTCTCAAAACAAAAAGATATACTCAGAGCTATCAGCAGCACAGCGAGAGAGTGCAGAGGGTAAGGCATTATTAGCTACCATACAGCAGCAGGATAAGGCATATAAGGACTTGCAGAAGAGTATTGGGAATAATCAAGTAGAAGTAGGTAACTACAAGCAGGCAATATTGGACGCCTTGGGAGATAACCAACTATTTGGGCAGTCCTTAAATGGTATTATTGGTAACCTTGAAGCGCTCAAGGAGCGGTTCTCAGGCATGGCTACTATCCTGATGAACTACATTAATACGGGTAAAATCAAGCAGCAGACAGATGAGGCAGCAGCAGTAGCTACAGAGGCAGTAGGTACAGCCATGGAGAGCACCTCAGCAGCCACAGCAGCCACGAGTACCACAATGAGTGCTACAGCGACAGCAACAGCAGCCACAGGTACAGCAATGAATGCTACTACAGCAGCAACAACAAAGACATCATTAGCTATGAAAGTATTTAGAGGAGCACTCATAAGTACAGGGATAGGTGCTATTATTGTGCTATTAGGTAGTCTTATTGCCTACTTTACCAGTACTCAGGAAGGCGTGGATAAGGTAGCGAGGGTAACCACAAAGCTAAAGGTGGGATTTGATACACTCTTAGGGGTATTTCAGAAGTTAGGAAAGGCTTTTAAAGAGGGGTTTAGTGGCTTTTTCACAATGATAAAAGAAGCAGGTAAGCTGTTAGTTGATGTACTGATACTCCCAATTAAGCAACTTATAGGGGTTGTGAAAGGATTAGGCAGCTTGCTATCAGGCGACTTCAAAGGAGCATGGGAGGATGTAAGCGGCCCCGTTAAGGAGCTGGTTAGTGATAGTAAGGAAGCGTATGATAATTCTAAGAAAGCAATGAAGGAGATGAAAGAAGCGGGGAAGAGTGCAGGGGAAGCGTTCAAGAGTGCAGGAGAGGAGATGAGAGAAGCGTTGAAAAGGGCTGAACGTATCTCTGAGATAAACGAACAGCTGGCAGCATCGGAGGCGGACTTTATAGAAAAAACGGGGATCCTCAAGCAGCAGTTCAAGGAGCAGAATAGAATTGCAGAGGACACCACGAAGACATTCCAAGAGCGAGAGGAAGCAGCAAGGAAGAGTATAGAGATACAGAGAAGCATTAACAAGTTGGCTAAGGATAGGAACAACCTTGAGCAGGAACTCCTTAACCTGAAATTTGCCAGCAACGACACAAGCGATGCAGATAGAGCGGAGTTGGCCAAGAAGAAAGCGGAGTTAGCAGAGCAGACAGCAGCCATGTTAGAGGCAGAGACGACACAGAATAACAAAGTGAATACGATACATAAGGCAATGCTTGATGAACAGAAGAAGCAGAGGGAGGAGGCTAATAAGCGATATACGGAGATGCTCAAGGAGCGATTAGCAGCAGAGAAGCAGGCAATAGATGTGTATGTAGAGAGTAATTCCGCTGTGGCTAAATCCTTACAGGAGCGATTACAGATAGAGGAGAAAGGTATGAATGATAGGTTGGCTGTACTTGAGGAGGAACGCAAGAAAGGACTTGTAAGCCGTAGGGAGTATGAGGCACAGAAGAGGAAGCTGGAGCAGGATTTTGCAAAGACAAAGATTGATTTATCTGTTAATGCTGTACAGCAGGAGCTGGCTATGTATGAGCAGATGAACCAATCTAAGATAGCCAAAGAAGGGAGGCTAACAGCAGAGATAGTAACACAAGAGCAACAACGGCAAGCGGCTATCTATCAGATGAAGGTAGAGGCATTAGAGAAGGAGAAGCAACTCAAGGAGGAAGCGAACCAATGGGATTATGCACAGCAGCAGGCGCACGAGATGGCCCTGTTACAACTCAAGCAGGAGTATGATAACCAAGGAGTGGAATTGAGCAAGCAACTCAAGGCACAACAACGAGAAGATGAAAAGAAACAGAGGGAGTTAGACTTTCAGGATAAGCTCCTCACGATGCAAGAAGAGAGAGCGCACCAATGGGATATAGAGGCAGAGCAGATGAACCAGCGACACACTCAGGAGATGCAAGGCATTGAGCAGCTCCTCGCTGATAAGAAGATAACAGAAGACCAGTACCAGGTAATGAGGGCTAATACTGAGAGGAAACATGACCTTGAGATATTAGAGCACCGCAAAAAAGTAGAGGAGGGAAAGATGCAATTAGCAAGTACAACCTTTGGACAAGCAAAGCAACTATTTGGAGAGCATACAGCTGTGGGAAAGGCAGCAGCTATAGCAGAGGCTACGATTAACACATACTTAGGTATTACCAAGGCACTATCAGCATACCCTCCTCCTTATAATGCGATCATGGCAGGTATAACGGGGGCAATGGGATTTATGAACGTCAATAAGATAATGACGACAACGGTTAAATATGCAGGGGGCGGCCCTGTTAGTGGTAGAAGTCATGCAGAGGGCGGTGTGCCTTTCTCTGTGGCAGGAGTTGGAGGCTATGAAATGGAGGGAGGAGAATATGTAGTCAATAAAAGGGCAACAGCACGATACTTCCCAATCCTTGAGCTTATCAATAATTCCACAAGGCACGGAGGGCGTAATCCTTTCTATTTTGCCCAGGGGGATATAGTAAGACAGGCAAAGGTTAGCACTCATATAGATCTTACAGAACTAACAGAGGCAGTAAGAGCAGGAGCACTACAAGGTACACAGCAGGGAGCATTGGAAGGAACTCAGGAAGGGGCGTATCAAGGAGCACGAGAGGGAGCGGCACAAGGAGCCTATGAAGGTGCAACAGATGGCACCAGTGAAGGCATGGTTAGAAGTGGAGTGATTGCAGGAAATAATATTAACTTCTTACCAATCCAACAAATATGATAAAGTTAAAGGCTATACTCAAGGGTTGGGATAACTACCTATTTCCTGACCCTGAAACAGAAGCAAAGGCAAAGGAGAGAGCAAAAATATGTGCGCAATGCCCGCACGCTGTTAAGGGTACGTATCAGCAGTTTATGCCTGATTATACGCTTAAGGAAGTGGAGGGTATGAAGTGTGATGTATGTGGTTGTCCTCTCTCCACGCTGTTAAGACAAGATGATAAGAAATGCGAATTAAACAAATGGGAATGA